AATATGATAATAGTACTTTAGGTATTGGGTATTCATCTCTCAATATTTTTGGAGTTCTCAATAGTCAATTATCTAAAGGTGATTATTTTGTCATTACCGATAGTAATGTTGAAACTGGTGGAGACTTAGTAGGAATTACTACACTTCTTGGTGGTATGAGTAACTATCCGAATTCTAAAATTGGTATAGCAAAATCTTTTATAGATGGAATTTATATTGTAGAAGACGTAACCACACCATCAGTTGGTATTGTTACCGTTACTTGTAATTTTGCTCCTATGGTTGATAATTATGTCAAAGTTTATACAAGAGGTTTAAATAATACTGGAGTTGGAACAAATAATTATTATGGAAAATATAGTTGGGCTAAAATTTATGATTACCAAAATAGAATCTTAGGCAATCCAAAGACTTTTGAAGTTTTTAATGATAATGGGATTTCTGGAATTTCTTCTTCTCCAAAAATTATAAGGACCAGAAGTGTAATAAGTAAGTAAAATGCAACTAAATAAAAAAAAGTATGTTCTAAAATGCCCGCTATAATATCAGATCAATTTAGAATCTTAAATGCAGATAACTTTGTAAAAAGTGTTTCTGGAGTAGGTGATACTTCAAACAAATATTATACTTTTATAGGACTTCCTAATAGTAATAATCCAGCTGCTGGGGGATCTCCAACTTGGGTTTCAAATACTCCATCTCCTTTAGATGGATTTAAGGAAGAGTTTCAGGTTAAGGAAAGCATTATATCTTTGAAACAAATTGCAAGTCAAGATGTAAGAAGACTTGTTAGAAAAGTCACTTGGGTTGCGGGAAATACTTATGAAATGTACAGGCATGATTATAATGTCTTTAATGTAACTTCTGTTACCTCTCAAACGAGTCTATATGAAGCAAATTATTATGTAATAAATGAAGATTTGCGAGTTTATATATGTTTACAAAATGGAACTGACCCAGAAAATCCCAAAGGAAGACCATCTTTTGATCAACCAACTTTTATTGACCTAGAACCCAGAGCAGCTGGCGCTAGTGGTGATGGGTATATCTGGAAATATTTGTACACTATTAAACCTTCTGAAATCGTTAAGTTTGATTCTATTGAATTTATTCCAGTACCAGAAAATTGGGGAAATACCGGAGAATCAATATCCACAAAAAATAACGCAATTGATGGTAAAATCGAAGTCATATTGATTAATAATAGAGGTTCGAATTATCAACCAATTTCAACATCTTTTTCAAATGTTCCAATTTTGGGAGATGGTTCTGGTGGAAAAGCTACAATAACTATTGATTCTTTTGGAAAAGTTTCTGAAATTTTTGTTACTGATGGGGGAAAAGGATATACTTATGGGACAATTCAGTTTTATCCAGGAGCTCCTGGATCTGAAATTGATGGTCCTCTTCGTCAATTGAGTAATACTGGAATAGGAAGTACATCCATATCTTCTTTTAATGTTATTATTCCACCAAAAGGTGGTCATGGGTACGATGTTTATCGAGAATTAGGCGCATACAGAGTATTGTTATACTCTAGATATGAAACTCTAGAAAGTAACCCAGATATTATTTTGGGAAATGATTTCGCTAGAGTTGGAATTTTGAAAAATCCAACTATTGTTGGAAGTAGTAATCAACTGTTAGATGCATCTTTGGTTAGTGGACTAAATGCTTTAAAACTATCTGGAGTTACAACTAATACAACGTATGGTGTGGACTCTGTAATTAAACAGACTGTTGGACTAGGTTCTACTGCAATTGGATTTGTATCCTCTTGGGATTCAATAACTGGTGTTTTAAAATATTATCAACCGACTGGGTTAGGTTCAAGTGAAACCGGATTTAAAATCATTCCATTCACTTCCAATCCAGATGTTGGATATGGATTAACAATTAATTGTTCATCCATCATTGGCCCAACATTATCAATTAATTCTAATTTTAGTGGGGTAAGTACCACAATAAATAATAGAATATATCAGTTAGGTCAAGAGTTTGTAGCTGGCATTTCTTCTGCTGAATATAATAAAAAGTCCGGTGATATTATCTATTTGGATAATAGACAACCAATTCCAAGATCAGCTAACCAAAAAGAAGACATTAAAATTGTACTGGAGTTCTAATAGAAATGGCACAAAACACTAATTTAAATACATCTCCATATTTTGATGATTTTGATCCAACAAAAAATTATCAAAGAGTTTTATTTAAGCCAGGAACTCCAATTCAAGCAAGAGAACTAACAACACTACAATCTATTCTACAGAATCAGGTTGAAAAATTTGGTAAACACTTTTTCAAAGAAGGATCTGTAGTAATTCCCGGAAATATTGCATATGATTCAGAATATACTTGTGTTCAAATTGACCCAACTCACTTAAGTATTCCAGTAATAACTTATTTGTCATATTTGATTGGTAAACAAATAAAAGGCGAATCGAGTGGAGTATTTGCTAAGATTGAAAATTATATTACTAGTGAAGAATCTGAAAATGATAGCTTTACTTTGTATATAAAGTACCAAAGTTCTAGTGAAACTGATTTTACTCGTAGTACTTTTATTGATGGAGAAAATTTAATCGTTCTAGAAAATATTGATTATGGATTAGGTGTTATTAGACTAGAATCATCATTTGCAACTACAATTATATCCAATTCAACTGCAACAGGATCTGCAGCAAAAATAGAATCAGGTGTTTATTTCATAAGGGGATTTTTTGTAGACGTTTTTCCTCAAACAGTAATATTAGATCAATATTCAAATTTACCATCCTATAGAATTGGACTATCTATTTTTGAAGATATAGCCGTACCTTCCCAAGAAAATTCTGATTTATTTGATAATGCTAGGGGATTTTCAAACTTTGCTGCTCCTGGAGCAGACAGACTTCGAATTGTAACAACTTTAATAAAAAAATCTTTAAATGATTTTAATGATGAGAACTTTATTGAGTTATTGAGGATTGAAAATGGAAATATTAAGAGAATTCTTAAAAAAGAAGATATTCCCTCTCTAATAACAGATGAGTTAGCAAGAAGAACAACCGATGAGTCTGGAGATTATTATGTAACCCCATTCAGAGTTGTTCCAAAAGAATCATTAAATGACAAAATAGGAAATAATGGTGTTTATAATTTAGGTCAATTAACTAAACAAGGAAGTACCCCTTCAGACGACCTATTGACATTGCAAATTTCTCCAGGAAAAGCATATGTCAAAGGATACGAAGTAGAAACTCTTGTAACAGTAAATGCAGATCTGGAAAAACCCAGAACTACAACAACTGTTAACGACGTAACTGTTCCTTTTAGTTTAGGTAACCAAGTAGAAGTTAATAATGTTTATGGATCAGTTCCTGTTGGATTTGGTTCAACTAGTCAAGTAACATTATATTCAAAAAGAACTGCAACACCAGGTCTTCCTTCTGGAATTCCAGTAGGAGTAGCTAGGATTTATGATTTAAAATTAAAAAATACTGCATATTCCAATTCTTCTACTCCTTTTGAAGCATCGGTTTATGATGTACAAACTTATACATATTTGACATTAAATACTACCATAACCCTATCCAAACCATCGTTTGTTGAGGGTAAAAATAGTTCTGCATCTGGATATTTATCGTCATCTGTTACAAATAGCAATCAATTGGTACTATATCAAACTTCTGGAGATTTTATTGTAGGTGAACAATTAAAAATTGATGGTCAAGATATTTCCAGAACAATAGTTAGTGTTAGGGATTATGATCTGGGAGATATAAGACAACTAGTTGGATATGTTGGAACTACAACATCTTTTACTGCAGACACTGCAATATCTGTAGGAGTTCCTATTGCACCACAAGGAACTACTTTTACCATCTCTGCAGGCTCTGGGGGAATAAGCACTGTAACAACATCATCCTCAACTTTTGGGGTAGGGATTAACACTGGAGACATTTTTGTTTATACTAAGTCTGGGGAAATATTACCTACTTACAATAGAGTTACTTCTGTAAGTGTTTCTGCAAAATCTATAACTATTGAAGCAACCACAAGTGTTTCTGGCATCAATAGTGGAGGATTACCCGCAAGCACAACAACTACGAGTGGATTGTTTAAAGGAGTTTCTACATTATTAAATAACAAACAATCATTTTTATTCGCCGAACTGCAAAATCAAAATGTTGCAAGCGTTGATGTTTCTGATGCTGAAATAGTTTATAGAAAATCATATTCTGTAACCGTTGCATCTAATGGTTTGACAGCGACTTTAGAAAGTGATACTAATATCACTTTAGAGACATTTGATGAGGAAGACTATTCTTTAGTGTTCTCTGATGGTACTGTTGAAACATTAACTTCCAGTCAATTTACGATTACCTCAGGAAGAACTTTAACATTAGTTAATTTAAGTAAAAATGGTTCTGCAACATTAACGGTCACTTTAAGAAAAAGAAGATTAAAATCAAGGAAGAAAATTTTTAATAGATGTGCAGTTTTAGATATCAGGAATTCTAGTACTCGTTCATCTGGAATAGGTAGCACAACTCTCAATGATGGACTAACATATAGTCCATATTATGGCACAAGAGTGCAAGACTCCAGAATATCGTTAAATGTACCCGATGTAATCTTCGTTGCAGGTGTTTTTGAATCTTCAGATTCTAATGATGCTGAGTTACCAAGATTGGAAGTTGTTGATTTAAATGCAAATATTTTGAATGCAATTAAAGGTGAGATAATTTATGGACAATCGAGTAATGCAATAGCAAAGTTTGTTGCAACTAACGGAACAAATCAATTAGAATTTGTATATATTAATGAAAATGCTTTTATTAAAGGCGAAAAAATCCTATTTGGGGAGTCAAATGTTAGTGCAAGAATAAGCGCTTTAATAGAAGGCGATAGAAATATAATGACTGATTTTCTTTTTGATAATGGTCAAACTTTGGAAATAGTTGACTATTCTTCTTTGAGAAGAAAGTCTGGCGTAACTTCGCCAACAAAGAGGTTAAAAATAATATATGATTATTACTACATAGATCCTAACGATACGGGAGACTTCGTAACTGTTAGTTCATATGAACGTGAAAGATACTCACAAGACTTGCCAAGAATTTCTTATTATAGAGCAAGCGATATTGTAGACTTAAGACCTAGAGTTAGCCCATATAATAGTACTTTAACTCCGTTTTCTCCGTTTGAATTTGATTCAAGAAAGTTTTTACCTGCAACAAATTCTAGTCCATATAATTTTGCTAAAGATAAGGACCTATTTTTATCATATTCTTACTATCTTGGTAGAATTGATAAATTATATCTTAACCGATATGGAGAATTTTTTGTTACAAAAGGAGTAGCATCACAAACTCCAATTGCTCCAAATAATATTGAAAATGCTATGGAAGTAGCTACTATTTCCATGAGTCCATATGTTTATAACGTTAAGGATGTAATCGTTAAATTGTCCTCACACAAACGTTATAGGATGCAAGATATTGCAAGACTTGAAGATAGAATAAGAAATATTGAATACTATACTTCACTATCTCTCTTAGAGACTGATACTAAGAATCTATCTTTAAGAGATTCACAAACTCAGTTAGATAGATTTAAATGTGGTTTTCTTGTAGATAATTTTAAATCAATACGTTCAGGATCCTTGGGTGATTCTCAACATAAGTGTAGTATTGATACCATAGAAGGATTACTTAGACCTCAACATTACACCACTTCAATAGATCTTCTTTTAGGATCAGAATCTGTAACGGGAATATCTAATATTTCAAATCCAGATGCTGATTTAAGGTTTGTAAAAGATTTAGGAAATCCAAATACAGTTAAAGTTGGCGATGTTGTTTGTTTAAAGTATAGTGATGAAGTATTTTTAAAGAATACTTTTGCAACTAGAGTTGAAAATGTCAACCCATTTAATGTTGTTAACTGGATTGGATCTATCGAATTAAATCCATCAACGGATACTTGGATTGAAACTAGAGGATCAAAAAGGACAATCGATCAAGAAGGAAATTATGAAGCTACACTAAGAGCTCTTGGTGCGGATACTAATACTGGGTTATCTCCAATAGATTGGGGTTCTTGGGAAACTACTTGGACTGGTAGACAAGAAATTGCCAGACAAAATGTGCATACTATATTCCAAGGAACTACTTTCGTTGGATCTACAGGTAATTGGTGGAGAGAAGAACAAACTTTCAGAGATCAGTTTTTGACCTTTGCAAATGTTACTACTCTTACTACTTCGCAACAATCTAGACAAGGTATTCAATATAAAGTTGGCGAAAGAATAGATTCTGTCAACTTGGGAACTTCTGTTGTATCTACAGAAATTGTTCATGTAATGAGATCTAGAAATATTGAGTTCATAGCAAAAAGATTAAAACCAAAAACAAAAGTTTATGCGTTTTTTGATAACGTTGATATGAACAAATATGTTGTTCCAAAGCTTATTGAAGTCCAAATGGAAAGTGGTACTTTCACTGTTGGAGAAACAGTCGTTGGTACAGTAGGAACAACATCAATTAAATTTAGATTGTCAACTGCTAACCATAAGTACGGACCATACAATCAACCTGAACAAGTTTATACTGATAATCCATATTCACCTACACAACTAATACCCATATCCTATTCAACAACTTCAACCATATTGAATGTTGATACAGCTTCTCTAGAATTACAATCTGCTTCTGGATTCTATGGACATATTATTACAAACATGCAACTGAGAGGCGAAACTTCTAAGGCAGTCGCAAAAGTAACGGATGTTAGATTAGTTAGTGATGTCTCTGGCACTGTGATTGGATCATTGTTTATCCCCGATTCAAGATTGCAGTCTACTCCATCATTTGAAACCGGAACAAAGACTTTTACTCTTACAACCAGTTCCACAAATACACCAATTATTGGCGCTACAGATAGTATAGCTGATGTTAAATTTAGATCATCGGGAACTATAAACAATACTGAAGAGGTTACTTTAAGAACAAGGAATGCAAATGTTGAGAGAACTAGTAGAACTGAAGAAAGAACTTCAACTTCTCAAGAAACAGCACTGACAGCAGGAACTACTTTTATAAACCGTACTGTAGTTCAAACCAGATGGGTTGACCCAATTGCACAGTCTTTTGAAGTCCCTGAAGAAACTGGAATTTTTATTACAAAATGTGATTTGTTCTTCAGAACTAAAGATACTAACAGTTTACCAATTACTATGCAAATCAGAACCATGCAAACTGGTTTGCCAACGACAACAATTATTCCTTTTGCTGAAGTTGTCTTAGATCCAAGTCAGGTTAATGTATCGGAAGATGGTAGAACTCCAACAACATTTACTTTCCCATCTCCAGTTTATCTTGAGAGTGGAAATGATTATTGTGTAGTATTACTTTCAGTATCTAATGAATACACTGTATGGATTTCTAGAATGGGTGAGGAAGATGTAACAACATTGAATCTACCAGAGTCACAAAAAATAGTTGTATCGCAACAACCTTTATTAGGATCTATGTTTAAGTCTCAGAATGGTGCTACATGGGATCCTAGCCAATTAGAAGATCTCAAACTAACTCTTTATAGAGCAAAATTTGTTACAGGATCTTCTACAGTTAGATTCTATAATCCAAAATTAGATATTGGTAATAATCAAATTGTAACTTTAAGACCTAATCCATTAGATTGTATTTCCAAATCAACTTTGATTGGACTAGGGAAGAGTCTGACTTCAACGGAGGTTACTGGATTAACCCCCGGAAGTCCAATATTGCAACGTAACAATCAAACTTTTAGATCTAATTTAAAGAGTATAGTTGGTTCTGTAGGAATTGGAAGCACATTAGTAGTAACTTCTGCAGGAGCCGCATTTACATCTACATTTAAAACTTATTCCAATGTAGATTTAGTTTCCATGACTGGTTTTGGTTTTGGGGCCAAAGTAAATTTAAGTGTTCAAAATGGAGTTGCTATTGCAGCCACAGTTTCTATTGGAGGTACTGGATACGCTTATGGAGATTCATTAGAAGTTAATTATTCCCAAACAGACGGACTTGGTAATAATTTAATTCTTACAATTCCAAACAATGTAGGAATTATTTCTTCTTTCAATTCTCTATTAGTAGACAGAGTACAAGGAACTCTAAATCAAAATACTGTAGATAGTCTGTACTATGTTGGTTCTTCTGGAACTTCACTTCTTTCTAATGCAACGGTAAATACCATAACCGATTTGACTGATGGATTACATTTTAAAGTAAGTCACAACAATCACGGAATGTATTCTTTGGCTGATAAAGTTGCACTTTCGGGAATGCAACCAGATCAAAAACCTGAAACATTAAAAGCTTTATATGATTCAACATCTACAAGTAATATTTCAGTAAGTTCTGTTGGAATATTTACAAGCTTTGAGAATGTTCCAGTATCTTCCGTAAATCCCGGATATATTTTAATTGATAATGAAGTTATCAAATACACTGGAGTAGTTACATCTACAAATAGTCTAATTGGAATAACTAGAAACATTGACGACACCATTTCTGGATCATACGATATTGAATTTCCTATCTTTAAATATGAACTGAATGGAGTATCTCTGAGAAGAATAAATAAAACTCATAATTTATCCGACACTAACTTAGTAACTTATCCAACTGATTTAGATTATTATTATGTTAAGGTTGGAATGAGTAGTAGAGGTATTGATAGAACACCAGGAAATGTTCTTGGATATCCTGCTTTATATTTTAACGATGATAAGTCTTGTGGGTCATATGATATTGTTCCATTACTTGGATCACCAAAAGGACCTAAAGCGACTCAGAACATACCATTTAACGTTATTAGACCAAATATTCAAACATTATTACCACAAAAAACCTCTGTATCCGCAAAGGTAAGAACCTTTAGTGGATCTACTCCAGATAGTGATTTAACTCCATTTTTAGATCAAGGATTTGTTGATATATCTCTGAATTCCAATAATGAATTTAATTCTCCAAGAATTATTTCTTCTCAAGTTAACGAAGAAACATATCTATCGAGTTTCCCTGGTAAAAAATCATTCACTATGGAGTTGACATTATCAACTCAAAATGAAAAAGTTTCTCCAATGATTGATTTGGATAGAGTAAATTTAGTTACTATTGCAAATAGAATTAATTCTAAAGTTGTAGACTATTCTACTGATCCAAGAGTTAATTCTCTGAAAGATGATCCAACTGCAGCAACATATCTAAGTAACATTGTTATTTTGGATAAGGCTGCTGATAATTTGAAAGTGTTCTTTGATGCTTTCAGACATTCAACAAATGATATTAGAGTATGTTATAGAATCTTTAGATCTGATGCTCCTTCAGAACCTCAACTTTGGCAGTTGTTCCCGGGATATGATAACTTGGATGCAAATCTACAAGTCATTAATTCGGCTAAAAATAATGGAAGACCTGACAAAAATGTAACAAGTTCAACATCTGAAGACAATTTCAATTCTTATGAATTTACTGCTGTTAATTTACCGCAGTTTAATGGATTCCAGATAAAGATCTTAATGTCGGGAACTAATTCAGCATTTGTTCCAAAAATTAGAGATTTTAGAGTTATTGCAACGATTTGAAAATTATGTTAGTACCTGTAGAAGGAAACATGGGGTTGTTTCGAGATGAGAACTCCAATGCTATTCTAAACTGTTCTGATTCCGAGTACAAAAAGTATTTGGAATTGAAAACAGAACGAATAAACGAAGTTGATAGATTAAATCAAATTGACAACAAGGTTAATGAAATAGATCAATTGAAGTCTGATGTAAGTGAAATGAAAGATATGATGAAATTGATTTTGTCCAAATTAGATTCTGGATCATAAATACTTAAAAACGGATTCCAATAATGGCGGCAAGGAATGTAAACTTAGTTCTTGAACAAGGGGTTGACTTTCAAGCCACCTTTACAATCAGGAATACTAATAACGCACCACTAAACTTAACTGGATACACCGGCATTTCCTCAATTAGGAAACATCCCGCATCTTCAACAACATACCCACTAACACTGGCTTTTCCCGATAGAATCAATGGAAAAATTGCAGTTTCTATGGGATATACTGCAACTGACGCGATTGAAGGCGGTCGTTATGTTTATGATATTATTCTTATTTCTCCTAATTCTTACAGAACCCGAGCTGTTCAAGGAAACGTTCTGGTAACTCCCGGAGTATCATAATGACTGATTACTTAGTAACGTTAAACGAACCAGGTCCATATAGAATTGGTGTTGACTATGAAATTCCTACAAAGTCAATACAATACGGGAACATAATTCTTGACAATATAAATTCCCAATTTACCGGAGTTGCTCATACATTTGGATTATTTTATACTGGAGATAATTATGTTCCAATAAATGAACAACAACTCATAGTTAGTTTAAATAATGTAATTCTAGAACCACTTCAAGACTTTGTAATATCAAATAATAATATTATTTTTACAAATGCTCCAGATGTTGGAGATGATGTTTTTATTATTGCTCTTGCAACGACAGCAGACTTAACCAGAACTATTAATTATGTTGTTGATAGTGGATCTATCGCAATGATTGCGGGTAACAAGGGCTCCGTAACCTTAGATGTAAGTGGAATTATTGAGTCTTTGGTTATCTTGTCCGATCAACAAGGTGATCTGACTCTGGACATTAAGAAATCAACATATTCAACATTTCCAACTTTTACTTCCATAGTTGGTGGAGTATATCCACAAATTACAAATGCTAGAAAAGTTAGAGATGATAATTTAACTAATTGGGATACAACTTTGGTTGCTGGTAGTATTTTGACTTTTGATGTTATTGCGGTAAATAATATCAATAGATTTCTGATTTCTTTAAAATTAAAATTATAAATAAAGATAGTTATTAAAAATCGTCCTGTAGGGGAGTTGTTTAAATGGCACTATTAGTTCCAAATATTGGAGAACTTGAGTCACTCAGATATCTGGTTGCACAAAACAACCACACAGCCAGTCTTGCTGACCAGTCTCCCAGAAATTTAATTTTAAAACTTTTTACCAGCAACACGACTCCTGCAGAGTCTGATGTGCCTTCAGATGTTAGATATTATGAACCATATGGAATTGGTAATACAAATGCTTATGGATATGCACCATCTACTGGTTATCCATATTGTGTAAACAATAGAGCAGATCAAGTTTACACTTCACAGACTGGCATTCTATTAAATGGTTCTCGTTGGAGAATTAATCAAGTTGGTTCTGGTACAACTGCAACATATCCAGAACAGACATTTACCTTCACTGGAGAAGCTGGAGATGTCTATGGTTATTATGTAACTCGTGCAAATAATATGCCTGTTGCTGTGCAAGGTGTTGTACACTATGCTTCTGTTGGTATCGGAACAACCGTATCTAAGGGAGATAATACCGATCCAGTTATTGGAGTTATTGGAAATCAATATATTACAATTGATCCAGATCAGAGTGTTGATGACCTAACTTTAGGAATGATTGTTGGTGGTAATGCTGGCATTCAGACAGGAACTCAGGTTATTGGTGTTGATAGAGCATTAAAAGTTGTATATCTAGATAAATCTCTTATCGATAACATCCAAGTTGCTACAGATCCAAGCGTTACATTTAGTTATGGTAAGATTGTAGCTAATGGACACCAATTAGTAGCAGGAGATATTCTTTATGTTGCTGCTGGTACTGGAAATACAACAGTACAATCAAATACGTATACCGTATTCTCTGTCCCAAATGCAAATGAGTTCTATACAACTCCTGCATTGACTCCGGTTTCAAATTCTACTGTTGGATTAAATACAGCAACTCTTTATAGTTCTATAATGTACGCTGAAAGATTTACGAATGGTCCTTACACGATTCAAAATAATGGAGACCAGATTAAAATTACATTAAATGTTGCTCTTGATTGATATCTAAATAAATATATTATTCGTTTTTGGGGGATTGTTATAAAAACAATCCCCATTTTTTTGTTTACTCATTGGGGATTAGGGTTACGGATGAATATCTACGAGTATAACTCATCATCCATAAATGAATACTTGGAAGAAGATTTTGGAAGTATTACTTCTTTTCCAAGTGAAGTGTTTGACTGCCAAAAATTGAGTAGTAATTGTGAGGTAGTTGATAATTATGGAAATATTACATGCAATGAAACTTTAATTCCTTTTGGAAGTATTAGAATAGAACCATCTAAAGAAAAAGAGACTTATAAAATAATTTCTTCCGAAGCTAGAAAATTTGAAGATATTAATAAAAAATCTATTCTATTACATGGAATTGTATTCAGATGGATTGGATTTAATGTTATATTTGAATCTAATAGTTCATTAATAAGACAAGTTATTCCCGATGTATCTGGAGGTGGAGTAAAATGACTGACTTCAGTTATCAGGGAATACCACAAAATATTCAATTACAACAAACTTGTTTAGAAGAAATATCTATATCATATAATGAATCTTCCGTACTTCTCTACACTACGGAAGATTATGATACACTACAGGGAATATTACAACCGAATGGTTTTAGTAATAATACAATAAATTTTAGTCAAACAACGCATACTTTTGACGAAATAAATGATGTATATGATTTGTCGGATGACTATGGACTCATAAGTGTACCGGCTTCAATTAGTGTTGACAATGGTTCTGTACTAACTTCTACCAGTCTGTATCCTTTTGGTGGATTAACATTTGGTGGATCAGCAAATACTGAATATGTTGATAAGATTTTTTACGGATCTGCAAAATATAACTTTGTTCACCATCCAAATGATATTGGTGGAACTTTATTTGGATTCGGTGAAAAATTAGAAAGTAAAACTTACGATTATAACGAATCTTCTGTACTTCTCTACACAACAGAAGATCTCGGTGATCTAAATGTCACATCTGATTCACCGGACGACTACGGACTTGTAAGTGTACCGGCTTCATTTAGTTTTGATCAGGGCTCTATACTAACTTCTACTAGTCTTTATCCTTTCGGTGGATTAACATTTAGTGGATCAGCTATAACTCAAGTAAATTATAGACTATACCTCTCTGGAACATCTGTAGAAAAAGTAACGTATAGTCCAGAAGGAACTGGAACTCTATTTGGATTTGGACAAGTACTAGAGAGTAGAAGCTACAGATACAATGAACCATTAGTTCCATATGGTTCATTAAGTATTTCTGGATCTGCTGTAGAATCATTTACTTTAGATCAACCGGAATCAACTCAACTGTTTGAAATTTATGGTAAAGCAGTACTCAATGTAACCCCAAGATTCTATGGAAGGGGATCATTTGTTGCTTCTGGACAAGCTATAGAGAAAGATTCGGATACTTATGTAGCTTCAGGATCACTCTTCAGCTTTGGAGAGAAAGTTGAGAGTATCACCTACAGATATAGTGAAGATTCGATTGAAGATTCCATAAACGATTATGGATCTATTTTAGATACTAATCTTACAGTATTTGAAGATTCTGGATTTATTACTGACAACCCAGGACCAATATTAGATTATGGATTGATTTCCTTAGATATCATACAACCACTAGTTCCATATGGTTCATTAAGTATTTCTGGATCTTCTGTAGAAAGATTTACTTCAGACTATCTAGAATCAACTCAACTGTTTGAAATTTCTGGATCTGCTTCTGATATTAAACTTGCATTCTCTTCTGACACTACTCA